GTTTTTAGATAGACTTATTTTTAAGAAGTGTTGTGACGATGATAAGTTAAACTACGAAAAGATTTGGTCTTCTATCATTGCTAATGATGGATCAGTCCAGCATCTTAAATGTCTTGACGACTATGAAAAAGAACTATATAAAACATCTATGGAGATTGATCAGCGATGGGTTATTGAACATGCAGCTGATAGACAGCAGTATATCGACCAAGCACAGTCACTGAATGTTTTCTTTCGTCCTGATGCTGATATTAGTTACCTTCATGCTATTCACTTCCTAGCTTGGAAGAAGGGACTAAAGACGATGTACTACTGTCGGTCAGAGAAGATTGGTAAAGCTGATCGTGTCTCTCGTAAGATTGAGAGGCAGATCATTCAAGAGATTGATATGGAGGCACTAGCCTCTGGTGAAGAATGTCTAGCTTGTGAGGGTTAATTATGATTAAAGTTGTTATTACAGATGAAATGCGTTATCTTGCTAACGAAAAAGGAAAAGAACTAGGTATACTAAAAAATTCAATTACAAGAGGAAGTGGAAATGTTATAGGGTTTCTTGGAGAAATAATGGTTGCAAATTATTTTGACTGTAATCTAGATAATTCATATCAACATGACTTAAAGTCACCAAACGGTATCTTGCTAGAAGTAAAGACAAAGAAAACTACAGTTAAACCTAGAGACTATTACGAAGTATCTATTGCTAAATTCAATATAAAACAATCTTGTGATTACTATGTTTTCTGTAGAGTTTTGCAAGATCAGAGTGTTGGGTGGATTTTGGGATATGATAGTCCTGATGTATACAAGAAAACATGTAAGTTTTTAAAGAAGGGTGAGGTTGATCCAGATAACAATTACACAGTAAGAGCAGATTGTTACAACAAGCCTATAAATAAATTAATAATTCCAGATAACTTACCTAAAGTACCGGGGTGGTAATTAATGAGCAGCTTAAAACTTCAAGATCAACGGAACTACTTCAAGCCTTTCCACTATCCGTGGGCATATGACGCATGGCTGAAGCATGAGCAGTCACACTGGCTGCATACAGAAGTTCCTATGCTGGAAGATGTAAAGGACTGGAAAAGTAATCTAACTACAGAAGAGAAGTACTTTCTTACCAACATCTTTCGCTTCTTCACACAGTCAGACATTGATGTTGCTGGTGGTTACGTAGACAACTATCTACCACACTTTCCACAGCCTGAAGTACGTATGATGTTGACCAGCTTCGCTGCACGTGAGGCACTTCACGTTGCTGCTTACTCTCACCTCATTGAGTCTCTAGGTATGCCGGAGACTACATACAATGAGTTTCTAGAATACGAAGCAATGAAAGATAAGCATGACTTTTTCCTTGATAAGGTATCTGGTGATGCTCCTATCCCGCTGAAGATTGCAGCTATCTCTGCCTTTACTGAGGGTCTTGCACTGTTCTCTTCCTTCATTATGTTGCTAAACTTCCCACGTCATGGTAAAATGAAGGGTATGGGGCAGATCGTCACATGGTCTATTGTAGACGAGACGCAACATGCTGAAGGCATGATCAAGCTGTTCCGTACATACGTTGAAGAAAATCGTGATGTATGGAACGACAAAACAAAGTCTGAGATTTATTCTACTGCTACAGCTATGGTAGACTTGGAAGATAAGTTTGTTGATCTAGCTTTTCAGATGGGTAAAGTAGAAGGACTACGCGACTACGAAGTTAAAGAATATATTCGGTACATTGCTGATCGTCGTCTTATTTCTATGGGCATGAAAGGCATTTACAAAGTAAAGAACAATCCTCTGCCTTGGGTAGAGACAATGATCAACGCACCTACGCACACTAACTTCTTTGAGAATCGTGCTACAGATTATGCTAAAGGTGCACTATCAGGGAACTGGTCTGATGTTTGGGCAAACTAATAAACACTTAAAAGAAAATAAAATGACATACTGGCAGCACTTTAAATTTGCTAACAGTATAGCATTAGCATTACTACGTGCTACAGTATGTCTTGTTATCCATTCTATTTTTCCCGGTTTACTCACTGACACTGGCAGCACTATCATAAAAGATGTGCATAATAAAATTATCGGGAGAGAATAATGTCAACTAAGAAAAGAGATTACAAAAGAGAGAATCGTGTAACAAAAAGTAAGCCAAAGAATATTGCTAAACGGGTAGCACGTAACAAAGCACGACGTATGCTTATGCGTGAAGGTCTAGTAAAGAAAGGCGATGGTAAGCACGTAGATCATAAGAAGCCTCTCAGCAAAGGTGGCAGCAACAAGCGTAGTAATCTTCGTGTAAGAAATGGTCGTAAGAATAGTTCGTTTGCACGTAATCCTGACAAATCAATAAAGACAAGACGAAGGACTTAATGTTTCCATATCCATTCAAGATATATCAAGAAGAACTTCCAGAAGATTTTTGTAATCATGTTATAAATCTAGCATCGTCTTTAGAAACTGAAGAAGGTGGTGTGCATGTAGATGGCAACACAGAAATTTCTAAAGAAGCTAGGAATAATAATATATCTTGGGTAAACAATCCTGATATTATAGAGTTGATGCAGATATATACTGTAAAAGCTAATCAGGAATGTGGATGGAACTTTGATATAGGTGTATATGAAACACCTCAACTATCTACGTACAGTCAAGGACAGTTCTATGATTGGCATGTAGACATAGGAGTTGAGGAAGAATACGATCCAGTAGTTCGTAAGCTGACTATTAGTATCAATCTTAACAACGAATATGATGGCGGTAATTTTCAGATTGAACGATGGGGCAGTCCTAAAATAAAGAAAAGATATATCACTGTAAAAGGTATGAAGAAAGCAGGAAGTATCCTTGTCTTTCCTTCTTTTCTACATCACAGAGTTACACCAGTTGTACAGGGACAGAGAAAGTCTCTTACCTGTTGGTTTAGAGGACCACCATTTAGATAAAATAATTGTTGACATAGTTAAATTCTAACTATATAATAATGGGGATAGTTGCTAATAATAGGACTATCCCCTTTTTATTTGTATTTGCTAAAGAAAGGAATACACAATGAACGTAGTCTCAGTATCACCACAATTTGATAGGATGCGTAACTTTATGCTCGACGTTGATAAATACTTTGAGCCTCTAAACTATGTAGCACAATCAATATCAAACAACGGTGCTTACCCTCCTCACAACATCCACAAAAAAGATAATCAGTACATTATTGAAATGGCACTAGCTGGTTTCAGTAAAGAAGATGTGGAAGTTGAAATTGAACCTAACATTCTCACAATCAAAAGCGTTAAGAAACCTGACGAGTCTGAGAAAGATATTAACTATGCTTTCAAAGGTATAGCCAAGAGAGGCTTTCGTCGTGTCTTCTATCTTGCAGACAAGATGCGTGTAGTGTCTTGTAAGATGCAAGATGGTATGCTACATATCGCTATTGAAAAAGAGATACCTGAGAAACCAAAACCAAAAACAATAACAATAGAATAAGAAGGAGCAGGGGTTTGCCTATCAATAAGCTTCCAACTATTTACATCGGCTATGATCCTCGTGAACATGATTATGTTCGCGTACTAGATAAATCTATTCGTATGAATACTACGAATACGTACAATATAGTCCCTATTGTACAATCAGAAGTTCGTCGTGCAGGTTTATATTGGCGTAGTCCAAACATAGACAAAGATGGAAATAGGGTGGATACTTTTGATGGCAAACCCTTCTCTACTGAGTTTAGTTTTACAAGGTTTCTTGTACCCTTTCTAAATCAAATGTCTGGCCTTGCTTTGTTTATGGATGCCGATATGTTCGTTACAGGAGACATAACAGAGATATTTGATGTATATGGATCAGACAAGGATAAAGCAATAAGCTGTGTCCAGCACATGCATGAACCATCAGAAAAGACGAAGATGGATGGAAAGATTCAAACCATCTATTACAGAAAGAACTGGTCTTCTTTTGTTCTTTGGAACTGTGACCATCCTTGGATGAAAGAACTTACTATTGCTGATGTAAATGTAAGGCGTGGTGGTTGGTTGCATT